CGGGTTTCCCCGGACTCTTAAGGATTAGAAATAATCCTTTGTGCCTTAACGGGCCTTACGGGCCGTTAAGGGGGACTCATTTCCCCTTCTCGTATGGACCGTTGCAATAACGATACATACAATGAGAACACGTGAGGACACTGATTATGGAGCTGTTTCGCACAGCTATGAACAAGACACATGGAACGGCTCATCCGCTACTCCTGTACATACCTCTGGCACTATAAATTCTTATGGTGCTAAGTATTCGTATAGGATGGATGACGTCGTCACGCACGAGTTCCAGTCGCGACAGAAGAGAGGCGTTTTAACGTTCTCTCCGATGGAGTCGGCCCGGTCATTAATATCTGCCGAAGGGCAGTATGATGCACTGGTCCACTCATACGTCTGGCAACCCGCGGGCAATTGGGGGTTTCCCAGGGGCTACGAAAGGCATGATACTGATTATCTGCCTTTTCATAGATTCCCTGTTAACACTCCCCTTGCTCAACTTGTTCATTCTTCCAATACGGACAATACCTTCAGAAACCTCTTCGGTTATGGAGATATTGCATCTCAGCGATCACTATTATTAACCCGGCTGCATGCCAAGCTCTCAGACTCAGACGCCATGATTGGCGTTACTGCGTATGAGGCTCCGGAAACAGCTAGGATGATAACACGTGCCGCTAAGATGGCATATCGAACGGGCTTGACTTTCGCCAAGTCCCCACGATCTGCCTTAAGAGACCTCGCAAAGATGACTGCTGCCGAAATAAGGCATGTAGCCACCGATAAGTCGAAGGTCTTCCGTAGGAAGTCCCAGGTCCGTGCTGTTACAAAGCTGGCCAGTCAATGGCTCCAGTTACGGTACGGATGGCAGTCTCTGTACTATGAGTTCCAGGACTACACGACGTTATCTCCGTCTGACAAGACGTTGAAAAGGTCGGTTGTGTCCGGTTCTGACATCATGTCGCAATACACCACTTCTTCAAGTGGAGTACGCGATGCTGATGCCTCCTATGGTACGCGTGTCAGCTATGAAGCTGGTAACACGTACGCTAGGCATACTACATTGTCTGCCGGTGCTATGTATCGAATGAGTGCCCCTCTCGCGCCTATTGACGCGGCAGGAGCTAGACGGGTATTCTCCACAATGTGGGAGATTGTTCCGTTCTCATTCGTTATAGACTGGTTCGTAAATGTGAGCGATCAAATCGCTTCCCTTGACACGGCATTGTTGTGTGACATCCTTGGTACCTGGTTTACAACTCGGCATACGCTGAGCTGGACTCGGTACAACTATGGAATCATGCAACACGTCGAAGTTCCAAATTATTGGAAATGCGACGGATATTACAATAACAATTGTAATGTTAATGACATTTGCGATCACGTTATACGTGAAGCAAATCCCGGTGTCACCGGATCTTTGCAGTTGAACGTTAAGCTCAACACAACAAAGGTCATTGATGCCGTTGCTCTTCTTAAAGTTAATTCTCGAAAGATTTCGAGGCTTATGAAGAGCATCTAACCAAACAAAACCAAAGGTATAATACCATGTCACAAGACAACACGATCACCCTGAGCGTTGATCCACTCAATGACGGAAATCCCGAAGACCGCGTGTTTACACGCTGGTATCCGGATACGCACCGCACCATCTACAATGGGCCCAGCCATACTCTGGCTGCACCTGAGCAGATGACGCTGTATCGTACTCTTCCGAAGGTTACCGGGAACTTCCTTGGCACCGCTAAAAGTGCCTGTAAGTTCACGTTCACCGTTGAGGTGGAGGACGCCGAGGGGAATTCGACTACGAAACCTTGTATCTTTGAGGTTTCGGTATCGGCTCCGGTTGGTACTCCTGCCGCGACGCTTGTCGAGGGATCTCAGCACGTTGTCGCAGCCTGCGACAACGATGGGTTCTTTCAGGACCTGATTGGCCTTCTCGAGATTTGAGAAATAAACATAAAACTCTCATCTCAATAAGGATCAATCATGAGACCCTCGTCAGCTCGCAACGAGCAACCGAGAGGCGCCATTCCGAAAAGGAAGAGCGTCTACCCGCAGACGGTGCGCACACCTTCCGACTACCCTTGGGTAGTTCTGGACGGTGTGTTATCCGCCTTGGCATACGACTTGCCAGATTCATTCTGCGAAGAAGTAAGAGCTATCATTCGCTCTCGCGACTTCTCAGAATATTTGAATCTTAGCAAGACCTATGGGTTACAGAGTATTAACCATAGAGCCGATGAGCCCCCGCTATATGAAATAGCTGGGATTCATCTCGTGTGTTCCCTAATCCGCAAATATTCGGAAGTTGGGTACACCAGTCCAAAGCAGAGACATACTGAATGTCTCTCTCGAGTAATCGAGTTAGATCGAAATCTGAGCTTCGTTCCTGGCGTACTACAATCCGAAGTTGCGAGTGGTGCAAGGTCGATCATCAAGCGGATGCTTGGTGCTAGACCTGACCTCCACGCGATGGGGATTAGTTGTCGCCATGGGCCCGGCTCAAGTACCGTGCACTCATACGATCGTCGTTCCGCCTACTTCAAGTATGCGGAATGGCCGTACCAGTGTACGCCTAGAGCAGCTCCCATCATGAGAGATGTTATCTGTGCAGACCCTCGATGGGTCGGCGCGCTTGAACACGCTTATCGCCGTCGTTACCGTGTGTCGGCTTGGTCTATCCTTGACCAAGAGACATTCTGGAACAACGTTGTGATAAGCGATAGTCCATGCAACAGAATAACATCTGTTCCAAAGGATAGTACGAAGAATCGTCCTATAGCAATAGAACCTCCTGGCAACGTCTTTCTTCAATTGGGGATCGATGGACTCTTTCGTGACGCATTGCGTTACGCTGGAAATCCGATCGACGACCAAGTGAGGAACAGGTTGTTGTGTGTCGAGGCATCTAAGACCGGTCGTCTCGCGACGATTGATCTAAGTGATGCTTCCGATACTATACACCTTGACGTGGTGAAGTCGTTACTTCCACCAGCCTGGTTTGAGTTGCTTTGTAGTGTCCGCTCGCCTTTCGGCGAGCTTCCAGACGGGACAGCCTGGCGTTATGCCAAAATGTCCTCTATGGGGAATGCTACTACCTTTGTGCTCGAAACGATAGTGTTTTACGCTATCTGTCGGGCTTGCTGTAATGAATTCGCTCCGCGACGCAACAACCTTGTTGCTGTCTTCGGAGATGATATCATTGCACCCACCTACGTGGCCTCCCAGATAAACATCTATCTCCAGCTCTTCGGCTTCAAGCCAAATCTGGAGAAGTGTTTTCTCAAAGGTCCCGTACGGGAGTCATGCGGTGTCGACTGTTATAACGGATCTGACATACGTCCCATCTTCTTGAAGAAGAAGCCTGAGACGGATTTAGATCTGTATAGCGATAGAAATCGCTTAAACAGTTGGTGGGTCAAACATATGGGTACTCGCTTGCCTGCTGAATTAGATCAAATCTTCTTCAAATGGCTTAAGCTTGAACCCCTGTTTGGTCCACCTGACCCTAATGACTACCGGTCATATCTTCATGACGAGGACTTTCGGTCCCCGTATTTTGAAGCGTATGCGGAAAGGTCAGTCGATCTCCCTGCTAGGGAGTTCGACTTTCGCAAGCTAATGCACACATTGCGGTGCCCCTCTGAAGGGGGAAAGTTCCGTGTTACACGGGATAGCCGCAAGCTCATGATAGTCCGTCGGGTTTCCCACGATGCGCTTTGGAGTTCAGTGAACTTCGATTGGCGCCTCGGTGGGTCATCACCGGCCTAAGGCAACAAAGACACCCGCAGGGGTGTTTTCTTGTCCTTACCGG